GTGAAATAAGGATTGATTATGGCCAGATTATCGACCGACCAACGACTTGCAAACCTGCACGCAGAGGCTTTAGAGCAGTTTGACGAGGTGCAGACCGCACTGCGGGATGAGCGCCTGCAATGCCTGCAAGATCGGCGGTTCTACAGCCTGGCCGGCGCACAGTGGGAAGGGCCGCTGGCTGATCAGTTTGAAAACAAGCCACGGTTTGAGGTCAACAAGATCCATTTGGCGGTGATCCGAATCATCAATGAGTACCGCAATAACCGCATTACAGTTGATTTTGTCAGCAAAGATGGCGTAGAAAACGACAAGCTGGCAGAGGTATGCGATGGCCTGTATCGCGCAGATGAGAACGATTCTGTTGCCAACGAAGCCTACGACAACGCTTTTGAGGAAGCTGTGGGCGGTGGTTATGGCGCTTGGAGACTGCGCACGGTCTACGAGGACGAGGAAAACGACGAAGACGACCGGCAGCGGATCCGCATCGAACCAATCTTCGACGCTGACAGCTCTGTATTCTTTGATCTAGGTGCCAAGCGCCAGGACAAATCCAACGCCAAATATTGCTTTGTGGTCACCAGCATGACCCGCCAGGCCTACAAAGACACCTGGGGCGACGACCCAACAGACTGGCCCAAGATCATCCATCAATACGAGTTTGACTGGTGTACGCCTGATGTGGTCTATGTGGCTGAATACTACAAGGTCGAGGAAAAAAGCGAAACAATCCGAATCTTCCAGGCGATTGACGGATCAGAGGAACGCTACAGCCCAGCAGACTTTGAGCAGGACGAGACGCTAGAAGAAACCCTGGCCGCAGTCGGTAGCCGGGAAATCCGACAGAAACGGGTAAAGCACAAGAAAGTGCGCAAGTACATTATGTCTGGTGGCCGGGTGCTGGAAGACGCTGGTTACATTGCCGGCAAGTGCATCCCGATCATTCCGGTGTTTGGCAAGCGCTGGTTTGTCGACAACATCGAGCGTTGCATGGGCCATGTTCGCCTGGCTAAAGATGCGCAACGCCTCAAGAACATGCAGCTGTCAAAGCTGGGTGAAATCTCGGCACTGTCCAGCATTGAGAAGCCAATTCTGACGCCAGAGCAGGTTGCCGGCCATCAAATGATGTGGGCTGAAGACAACCTTAAGGATTACCCTTACCTGCTGGTCAATCCGATCACAGGGCCGAATGGTGAGCAAACCATCAGTGGGCCGGTAGCGTACACGCGCAGCGCAGCAATCCCCCCGGCAATGGCCGCACTGCTGCAAATCACTGAACAAGATATGCAGGAAATCCTTGGCAATCCGCAAGGTGCTGACAAGATGGTCAGCGGAATAAGCGGTAAAGCGGTCGAGATGATCCAAGCGCGAGTGGATATGCAGACGTTTATCTACCTGTCAAACTTTGCCAAGGGAATGAAGCGCTGTGGTGAGGTTTGGTTGTCGATGGCCAGGGACATTTACACCGAGAACAAACGCAAGATGAAGACGCTGACCGCCAGCGGTGAGACGGATTCTGTGGAACTGATGCAGCCAACGATTGACCAAGAGACCGGCGCAATGGTGCTTGCTAATGATTTGAGCAGCGCAACCTTTGATGTGAACGTGGACGTTGGGCCATCTAGCAGCAGTAAGAAAGCGGCTACCGTTCGCGCATTGACAGGGATGATGCAGATCACGCAAGACCCTGAGACACTACAAGTGCTGGGCGGAATGGCCATGATGAACATGGAAGGAGAAGGCATTTCAGATGCGAACGCTTACTACCGCAAGAAATTGCTGCGAATGGGTGTGATCAAGCCGACCGACAAAGAAGCCGAGGAAATGATGGCTGAAATGCAGGGCCAGCCGCAAGACCCGAACACGATGTATCTGCAAGCAGCCGCAGAGGAAGCAAGCGCCAAAGCAGCCAAGGCCAGGGCAGACACCGTGGAGACCATTGCCAGCGCCGAACTGAAGAACGCGCAGACCATGCAGACCTTTGCCAAGATCAGCGAAATGGACGGTGGCGAACAGCCGGCGCAGCAACAACCGCAACAACAATCGCAGCAGATGCAGATGCCGGACGAGAAGACCTTGCTGGAGATTGAGGCCATGCGCCTGGAGAACCAGCTAAAGCGGAACCGGGTGGAAGCCACAGACACGCAGATCGAGCAGCTACGCGCAGAGCGAACGACCAACGACAGCATGGTAATGGCAAGCGAAATGATGCAGGCGGCAGTGTCTGGCATTGCCGAGGCAGTGGATAAAATCGGAGGTGCGATGGAGCAACTGGCGACCAGCAACACGCAGAATGCCGAGAAAGCCACCCAGAATGTTGAGAAAGCAATTCAGTCGATCAACAAACCCAAGCGAGTCGTGCGCGAAAAAGGTCGCATTACCCGCATTGAGACGGAGGAATAAATGGCTGACAATGTAGGCTATACACCAGGCACAGGAGCGCTGGTTGCTGCTGACGAGATTGCTGGTGTTCTTCACCAGCGAATCAAACTTGGAATTGGCGAGGATGGGGAGGCAGTTGATGTTTCGGCAGCCAACCCTCTCCCAATTACTTCTGCAACACCACTGGCCGTTACTGGGCCATTGACAGATGCTGAGTTACGAGCCGTTCCACTCTCGGTTGTGGATGTCAATAACGCAGAGTCACTACAAAGCATGATCTTCTTGCTGACTCGGATGCTGAACTACCTAAACGCACCGCAGGGTTACGACAAGTCGTTGCAGCGCCAACGGGGAACAGTGATTGTTGAGTCAGGCGCTGTTACTGTCTCTACCATCAACACGGTCACCAATCAAGCCAACATTGGCGGTATTCAAGGTCAGATATTGGTCAACGGCGGCAACATGGCAGCGTGGCAAGCAGCAGTTCGCAATCGAATCACATAAGGAAATACTATGGCAAATACGTTTAAAAAAGTCATTGACAGATTGATGTGGGCGCAAGTCGCCCCCGCACCTAACGCCACCGCAGCGGCTACCTCGCTTACATCTGATTTGCGCTCTGGGTTATCACGCAATCCGTTTGTCTACAACTTGGTCAGTGCCGCGGTGTTGAACCGATTCAACATCGTTACCAAATCTTGGAACTTTGTCCAATCCCCAGCATTGGCTGGCACTTTTGGCGCTGGCTCGGCTTCGGCTTTTGTACCGTCGCTTGGATTAGTTGGCACCATTGCTGCCGGTGCGACGACGATTAAAGTCACACTATCTACAGCTCTGCCCACAGCGGTTGGTATCAATATGCTGGCAAACCGTGGTGGCTCGGGCGAGTACGGTTTTAAGCTGCGAATCATTGATACCGTTGCTGGCAAGACAGAAGAGCGCTATATCGATGCCAACACGGCTGGCACCACGCCGACGATTCATGTCATTTCACCGTTTACATTTACTCCATCGACGGGTGCGCGGTACGAAATTATTGCCGGTCGTGTTTTCATGCTGTCTGCTGGCACTATGGCATCCAATGCTTGGCGGTCGTTGGAAGTAGCGTCTAACACGCTGTCTACCGGGTTGAGTATTACCGGGTTGCCTGCTACGGTCGGCACGGATAGTTCGATCATAGTGCTGGATGAGCAATACGTACCCTACGATTGCACACCCGGCGAAGGCATGATTAAAGGCGCGTTTGTCTACGATACTGGCCTTGAAACCCGCTCCGCACTGACAGCTACAGCATCTGGTGCAAGCACACTGACCGGCCAAGCTACCTTGGGCGATGCTGTGGTAGCAGCCAATGAGTTCCGTAACTTTCAGATTCGGATTGTGCAGGACACAGTAACCCCCGCAGCAGTTGGTCAGCGACGAGTCATTGCAAGCCATACAGCAGGCCCAAGCCCTGTGTACACAACGGGTACCGCATGGACTACCCAGCCATCATCATCTGCTAAGTACGTTATTGAGTTGCCAAACCTTATGCTTGTACGGTCAAGCGCAACGACCACGGTTCACACGTACAACTACGGCGATGCCACCATTAACAATGGCACCAACAACATTTTGACTAACTCATGGTCAACTACGTATTTTGGTGTTGCTCCAGCGGCCAATACGTCTGGTGGTATGTGGGCACCTAGCTGGGGTATCCAGCCCGGTGTCGCTCGCAATGCTCGTCAATCGTTCTGTTATTTCTTTCGGGGCGGCGGCGCGGCTGTGTTGGACGTTTTGGACATTGCAGGCAGCATTACAGGGACTTGGACGGGCGCAATTGTTTACGACGGCGCAGTAGCCCTGACAGTTGGCACTTGTGGAGCATACGCACCGTTTGAAAACGAAGGCAGAATGTTCTACATGAACGTATACGTGGCCTCCGCAGTCAATCAAATATATCGTTTTGACGTACAAAACCGAGTGCTGGCACCATTTACGCCAACCGACTTCTTGCAGGCTGGCACAGCGGCACTTGGTCAACGGATGGCGGCATATTGTGCCAATGACGGCACGGACACTTACGATGTGATTCTGCTGCAATCGCACTTGTCCGCAGTTGCTCAAGAAATGGTGGTATTGGTATGAAGATGCAAGAACTGGTCACCCTGATGGCTAACAAGCTGGCCTATCTGAATGGCGCTAAATCAACCGCTATGGCGTCAGGAGACCTTGAGGCGGTGCTGAGACTTGAAGGAGAGATCAGCGAGACTCAAGCCACCATTGAAGCCTTGCAAACCCTGATGTAACGTGTTTTTAACGCTTCTCCAGTCACGTAGCGCACCGCCACCACCGCCGACGCCGGTTATTGATGGTGGAGGTTCATCTGCCAAGCG